TTGCCCGTGATGTATCGCTCGGCGGTCTTGCCAGAACCCCCCGCGCCATTGTCGATGATCCTGATCTTGAAGCCGTACTCACCTGAACCGCCGCGAGTCGCCAGCATATTCAGGCCGACCGCCGTAGGTAGCGCCGTGGTGAGTGTCACTTTTGTCGTTGTGGCACCAGCGGCAATCGTACCGACCAGACCGAGCGACGGAGCGAAAGCCATCGCAGCGCCCGCACCGAACGTACCCGCCAGCGCGGGAGACTGAATGAAGTTCCACGCCTTCGTCACCACGTTGAAACGGTTCAGTACCGTGGCACTGACAAGCTGATAGACGAACGGATTGCGCGACAAGCCAGAACGCAAGTCAGAGGCTAGGCAGACAGCCGCCGCATGCGCGTTGGGCGCGGGGGCGACCTGTCGCCACGAGAGTTGGTCGATGACCTTCTTAAATGTGTTTGCCATTTAGGTGATCCTTGCACGTACGTTAAGCGCCCAACACGCGTTGACTTGGGCGTTGACCAACATGTCAGCGTTGCGGCCGTTGAGGCTATTGAGCGTCGTGAGCGTCGTTACGGTTGTGACCGCCGCCAGTGTCGGCAGGGTTTCCACTGCCACCGTGCCGCGATACCGCTGCAACGACTTGTCGTACCCGAGCGGCGCGAGCAGCATTTGCAGCATACGCCCAAGAAGGTTCTCGGCAGGTGTATCAGCCGTCTGCCAAGGGTTAGCCTCGGTAGGGCGCGGAAGTGAAGGTACGGCGGTCATCTAGTTCCCCTTACTTACTGTTCCACTCCACGCAGTCAGCGTGTAGGCGGCGACACAGGCCGTATGTCTCCACCGCCTGATATTCCCAGTTGCGGGTGTCCAAGTCCGAACCACTTGTTGGCGTCGGCATTGGGTCGCATCGGGACAAGCAGCTTTGCGGGGGCGTCCTTTTCACCGTTAGCGACACGGATGGAATCGAGGAGCAGCCCGTAAGACTCAGCATCACGAGCACACTCAGGGCGAGCTTTCTTGGCAGCATCAACTTCTCCTTTCAGTCGTGCAGTACGAGCCGCAAGCTTCGCATCTGCCTCGGCTTTTGCAGCGGCCAAGGCGCGTTTGGTTTCAGCCGCAGCATCTGCATTCGCCTTTTCAATAGCGGCGTTCTGTGCGGCAACGACATCAGCGACATGAGAACGCTCCGACCACTTGTAGCCAATACTGATGCCAGTTCCGAACAGTCCGATGGCGAACACCAGTGTAGCGATGATTGCGTATGGGTTGAACATGTCACTTCCTACCCTCCGTGTAGTTGTCCAGTACGAACTTCAGTAGAACGGTAACAGGGCCAGTGACAGCAGCGATTATTGCTGCAATCTGCAGACCGTCGCGAGTTGTATGCTCCGCAAAAGATTTGCACCACGCGTAACTGTCGATCACTAGGTACATCGTCACCACCAGTAGCAAGCGGCGGACGATCATCCGGTTGTCTAGCCAGTTCCAAAATCCGTGGCTCCAGAGAAGGAAGCGTTCGCTCATGGGCGAAATACTCGGTTCCCCGAACGCGGGCGGCGTACAGTCCAGTGTGACCAACCAAGCGTCGCGTCCGGGTGTTCTATGTAAATTCCGCAGGCTTCAAGCAGCCCACCAACTTCTGAATTCTTGATGCACCACGCATCGATCAGCCCCTCGGGGTCATAACGATCAACCGCCAACCCTTCCTTGTGGCTCGAATGCTCCGCACCGATCGGGCAATCTTGGGGGCGGAACCCGCCGTAGCCGTTTCCACTAATATCCGACGAATCGTGCCAATGGAGAGCAGACAGACTCCGAGCGTGTTCAGGGAACTCAACACCGTCGCGCTGAGCAAAATACTCCAAGGCATTGCAAGCATGAAGAAGTAGCTTTGCGTTTTGTCGGCGTTCTTCGGTAGCATCGGGGTGGTCCTTCCAAGGGCCGAAGTATTCATCGAGGGTGATCACTGCCGACGATCTCCATGGTGGGAAGCACACTCCGATTTGTCGGCCTTGTTTTCCAACTTGTCGAAGACTTCCTTGAACAAATCTTCCATGCGCTTCGTCAGTTGCCTAATTCCATCCTGCCGAACGTAGGTGGTTGCCATTTCCAGACGTACCTGAATCAGATCCTTGTCAACCCGCGCCAACTCACCGTGGAGCGGGTCGAATGTCCGCAGTTTGCTGTCAATCTCCTTGAATCGGTCATCCATGCGCTTCATGTATTGACCCATGCCAATCTTGCCAAGCGCCCACAATGCACCAACTATTACAACTGCTACGGCAATCAGCTCATTCAGAGTTATACCAACTTCGCTTACGGGGGTCATTGCTGGATCATCCCTATGGGTTTACCTTCGCCATCGAACTCAAGTCGAGTGCGCTTCGGGGTATTCATGGTCTGGATCACAGCTTGCAAGCCTTGCATGACTGCGGCAAGTGAGTCCGTGCTGCGAGTCTGCTCGACCTTCTCCAACATCTTGTTCAGCGCCTCGATCTGCGGAGTGAAGTCCGGAGCTTCGGCTTGTTGGGGCGTCGCGGGGGTTTCTTGGGCCTTCTGCAGCGCTATCTGCAGCGCCGTTTGGTTGTCCTGCAAATTCTTGATGATCTCGGTTTCCTGATGCTGCTTGTTGTCAGCATCGTTCTTCATGACTTCGATTTGTTGCCGCATCGCTTCGACGCGTTCGTTGGCAGCTTCACTGGCCTGTGCAATCTGCGCCTTCATCATGTTACTCATCTCGGCCAGTTTGGCGTCGATCTGCTGCTGCTGTGCGTCCAGTGCAGCCTGCCCTGCTTGTTTCTCCTGGTCAAACTTGAGTCGTGCTGCGGACTCATCCGACTTGCGTTTGATCTCGGCCATCGAAGCCTCGAAGGTCTTCTGGATAGCGGGGTCGACCGGGGGTTGTGGCATCTTCGCACCGAGCACCTGTCCGGCTTGCTGTAGCAAGGGACCAACAGATTGCGACATCTTCTGGATTTCTTGCGCCGCAATATTGTTGGCCAGAGATGCCAGCGCATCGGGCGACGCATCTTGCCCAGTCTGCCCGATCAGTTTCTGAGCCTGCGGTAACGCCTTCATACACAGCATCTCGTATTCCATTGTGAGGTGCTCTTGTACGTGGGCCATCAGTGCTCCGAGCTGTGGCATCGGACCTGGAATAGCCATGTTCAAAGGGTTGATGATGAAGGCGAGGTGTGTCTGAATGTGCGCTGCGTGATCTTGTTCCTTGACCGGCTTCAGTGGTGTGTTGGACATCACCGCTACGTTCTCTGAGACCGGGTCCGAGGTCAGTGGCTCCGGTTTCTTCGGTAGGATCTCGTCACTGTGTTCGGCACGAAGTAGCTCCAGCGCCCGCTTGGCCAGTGCAAACTTGTCCCAAGGCAGCTCCGGGAACACCGTCGTGAGCTTGATCTCTTCCTGAAGCTGCGCATAGCGCTGTGCTTCGGAGAAGATGTTGGGGTCGCTGACGGGCTCGACATCGTCGTCCTCGCCAAAGTCCTCAGCAGTCAGTTCGTACTTCGCAAGTGCCTTCTCATCCGGGTAGTCATGGTTCAGGCGGCAGATGATCTTCAATGCCTTGGCTTGCGAGGCGTGTAGACGTCCGTGGATCGCACTGAACACCTGCGAACCTTGCTCGATGAGCGCCAGCGTTGTTCCTACCGGCATGTTATTTCCGGCGTCGGCGATTCGCTCTTCAGCCGTCGCCACCACGCCCTTCGCCTGATTCGTGATCCACTCCAGCAACTGGAACAACACCGCACTCGGCGGGTTGAAGGGCATCGCCATGATGACCTTGCGAATATCATCCGTGCCGGCAGGGGCTTCGATCTCCGTAACGGAGGTCACATCCATTGAGATGTTCTGACCACTCGTACGCCCGCCCTTCAGCTTGATCGCTGTAGCGACGTTGTTGATGTGGGCCGAATCGAGCAGTGCTCTCAGCGCTCCGGTCGCAGAAGCAGCCAACGAGCCAATCAGGTGAAGGAGGCCAATGCCGTAAGCCCCGCGCCACGGGATGAACTTGTCTTCAACCCACCAGTCAAGCTTCTCGAACGTCTCGTCATCTTCTGCCCAGTTACGGTAGATGGCAAGAACCTGATTGGTTGCAAAATCTATGTGGATGATGTAAGGTTTCGGCGCTTCTTCATCTTCCAGCTGGCGCCAGCACTGCGTTTCGTAGATGACCCGCGTACCATCCTCGTTGTATCCAGTCTGCTCGCGTCCTTCGATCTTGTCATTCGCTTTTGCAGAGGCCGATTGTTCCGGATCGTTCTCAGTTACGAGGTTGTCGACATCGCGGTAGAAACCACTCCGTACTCGATCTTCAAACGTGTGCTTTGTGAGCGTCTGAACATGCGTAATCCGAGGAGAAGTGTAGAAACTTTGTGCGGCGTAGGGGAGGAATACCTCGTCGATTGGGACAAATTCCATCCTGACGCGATTGAGCGTGGGGTCATACCAGAATTTCTCGTACTGACTACCGCCTAGAGGTAGTTGGGTGAGAAGAATTTCCTTCTCGTCGCGGTATTCCTTGATCTGTGTCGTGAGCTGCCAGTTCAGGTAGTCGCGCTTCCGCTTGGCCTTGTCCAGAAGACGTCGGTCGTCGATTTTTCCGTTGATTTTTGTCTTGACAGGGCCTTTGGCGGGGAAAAGCTCCTTGATTGCACGTGCCGAGAAGTCGACGCAGCCTTCTGCGAGCGCTGGATGTACTGTTTTTGAAGCACCGTCGAATGTTGCACCACCGGGAGCTTCGCCGCCAAGTCCCGTGCGCTTGATCCCTTCCTCTTGCTGCTCGTCGCGCTTCTTGCGTGCTTCCTGATCTTTCTCGATCAGCTCTAGGAGATCGGTTGCAAGAGAATTCAGGTCATGGTAGGACAACTTCTCCGCGAGGTTTTCACCATGGGAGGATTCGTCGGTGTCCGGGGTCTCCGGAAGCGTGACGATTGCAGATCCATCAGCCTGCTCGACGATCTCGGTATCTTCGGTCATTGCACAGCCTCAAGTTGTTCGGGGTCATTATGCCCCGAAAAAATGTCCCAGGACAATTTATTTTCCTCCGGGGAGCCCGTTGGGTCGGTCAAAAGCTCCCAGCCCGCTGCAGGTACGCCAACGGAGCCGCCGGAGGCGTACTTACCCCCTAGAAGATCTACTATAAGAGGTACCTCTTGTTCCACCTCATCACGAGAAAAATACGTACGTCCGTGTTTTTGTTGTAGGTTCTGTAACTTTACGGGTGAGACACCTGCGGTTTCCAACTCCCCAATCGAACGCAGCCCCGAGTTCTGAAGATCCCCGACCTCATCCCAAGGCTGACCGTGTGGAGGATTCTTCACGAAGTCTTGGACGAAGGGTAGGTACTCGTCGTTAGGTTTGCGGTTCTGCTTGCCTTTGATTTGGATGATGCGCTGAGAATCTGGATTGTCCTTTCGCCAAAGGTCTCCGGCTAGCTGATCAATTTCTTCTTCGCGGCCCCACTGCGCTTCAGGTTCGTGAATTCCTAACTGTTCCATGGCATCATCGATGTAGTTACCTGGTATGTCCTGCTGCCCAATGTTTCTTGGTTGCGGAGCAACTTCCACCGTCACATGTGGCTCGCCCTTGGCGTCGCGTAATGAGAAGATTCGCGAACGGCCGGAGATGACGTCATCGCAGTAGCCGCCGACGCAGTGGCCCATTGTGTCGCCTTCGTAACGGAGTTGGTCAGCAAGTGCTCCAACATCTGAGAATGCCTGTTCTTCAATCTGTGCTCTCTGTTTCGGATCCTTCAATGCTGTTTCTATTTCTTCGGGGTACATTCCCCGCTCTTCCATTGCCTTTACAAGTTGCTCATCACTCAACTTATCCCCTGTCTGCTTCTTCAACTCCACCCACCTGAGCCCCTTGGGGTTCGGCTTCTCGGGGGAGTGCGTGTACTCACGGACGAGTTCTTGCCCCGGTCCTCCGGCGATCTTACCGTTGGCCTCGGCGATCTGCGCTGCACGCCAAGCATTGATCTCCGCGACGCGACGGACGGCCTTCTCCATGCTCATCTGCTTCACTGCTTCAGGCGTGAGTTGAAGATGCCGGGGCAAGCCGCTGTTAGGGTCGAGCGCGTTGCTCAGTTCGTCGATGAGGTGGTCGAAGCCAAGTTCGTATGCGGGGTTTGAAGCGGTAGAAGATGGAACCCTGTAAACAGGAGTCTTCGGGTCGACTTTCTCCAGCCAGGGGTTGTCTGGTAAATACATCGGCCCTGCATTTCTACCACCAACGGTAATTGTACTCGCTGCCTGTCCCGCTGTTGAAGGTATTACCTGCATGTCAGAGATATCTTCCCACCTCGCTGCCAACTCACTTTCACCGAGCCTCGCACCAGGGCCAGTGTATCCCTCGGGTAAGTGCATTTCCCCAGTTCTTGGGTTTTCTACCAATGCTGTATGCGGTGTTGCGTTCTGCCGACGTTGGTAGGGGCGCATGCCCCCATACTCTTCGGGGTTGAAGTGCAAAGTTCCCTCCTCCGCGAGTCTCCGCACTTCGTCCTCGGGGCTGGCCATTCGGGTCTTCACGTACTTCGTGAGTGGGCCTTCGATCCAGTTGTTGAGTGGGGCAACCTTCTCACTAATGCGCGCCTTGACTTCTGGAGTGAAGTCGTGCATTGCTCCGAACACTCCATCAGCATTCAGCCGGGACTGGTCTTCAGGAAGTAACTCGTTGAATCGGGGATGGTCGTAGGGTACTACATCTTTACGCAGCCCCTTCAGCGCATTCTCCACAGATCCAGTCAGCCAGTTACCGTTACCACCCTTGGGCTTGACCACGTGGAGCGGAGCGCTGAGATTCGGGAACATCATCTTCAGTCCGGACTTCACGAGACCACCGCCGGCGTAGTTCCTGAGTTGCTTGTCCTTCCGCAGTTGGTCGTAAATGGCTTCGTACATCGGAGTGGCGGGGTCTCGACCGCCAGGACCGAAGACTTCCTTCCCGAGGTTGTAGGTGAAGTCTCCGCGCCCTGTGTCGGCGTAGTGCTTCAGCAGTGCGAAGGTTCCTGCGTCATCGGGGAGCATCATCCCCATATCTACCAAGTCTGCTGGCAGTATCCCCTCGTAACGATCAGCATTTTTTTCTAAGTACGTACGTATGTCTGTCAATTCTTCTTTACCTGGGTACTTCCCCATCTTCATGTGGATCCACGACTCCCCCCGACCATTGCCGAAGTCAAGTGGTTCTCGGATCGCTCTTGGTTGTACGCTTACAATAAAATTATCTGCCCTACCGGGTCTCTTCCAAGGAACACCTCGCCCTGTGCTTTGATAGTACTGCGTATCCCCGCCCAGTGCATTCTGCGATGCGTTGTTCAGTGGGGTGCTGGGCAGTGCGTTGTCATTCGGGTGAGTGTGCATGTCGAACGCATTTGCAGAATCGACGAGCTCACGACGAAGATCTCGGGGCATTGGCACGCTGTTGGTGCTGCCATGTATGATCATCCTCGGTTTGATGCGCATAGAATCATCCAACAACCCATAGACCCCAGCCTCGCGGCCCGTATCCGCTGTGAATTTCATTCCCTGCTTGGCACTGTCGAACATGTCGGGGAAGTTTTGTTGTATGTACCTGAGGAATGCACGGGGGTCGTACTTCGAGCCCGCCTCTACATCATCCGATGCGCCCATCGCCCCTGCGCCCACGGCACCTGAGAGCACGGCAGCTTTGCGCGCAGACTGTGCCTGTGCAGCGGGGTCGAACGTACGGCCCGAGAATGTGCTGGCACCTGGGTTGATGTCCGAGATGTTTTCTAGGCGCCTAGCCTCAGGTACGGTATTCAGACGTTGGTGCAGAGCGCGCAGCCCCTTCGTACCCAAATTCAATGCGCCTGTGCCCAACTGTGCTAGCCCGCCTGCCATGCCGGGCAGCATAGCTGCCATTACCGCCGTATCTACCATGGCGGAACGCCCTACCTCGCGTCCCAGGTCCTCAGCTCCCAGCCCTTCGCGCTCGCGGGCCTGCAGGCTGTCACGTATGTCGCCCCATCCGTAGCCTCCGAACCATTCTACCGGGTTCACCATGCCCAGGCCCGACAATGCGGCATCTCGGACCGTACGTACCGGACTGTCAAGTACTGCTGTCATCGGGTTGTCGCCTATTGACCGTACACCGGCCTTGTAATCCCGCAACATGCGCGACGTGCGCGGATCCACGTCGAGCAACCCGTCCACCGCCGCATTGACCTGTTGCTGTGGGTCTCGCAAATCGTATGCTATCGGTATGTCCGCAGCATGCGTTTGCCCGTACGGAAGTCCGGTCGGGGTGGTCTTGCTTTGCTCAGCTACCCTATCTAGTTCCAAGTTGCGCAGTGCGAGGCGGGTCAGGGCATCGGGCTTCGTTCCTCGGTACAAGGGATCTGAGCGCACTTGCTTGTCGAGTATTCGTGCGTAATTCCCATTAGAGCGCCGCTGCGCACTGGCAATGTCGGACTCCGAGACTTCGTTCGTACCACCAAATACTCGATCCCAGTTACTCATACCGAGCCACCTTTCTTCTTAAGTACGGCACTCTTCGTACGTAGAGTAGGCATCCAGTACTGTACGGGGTCTAATACTTCTTTTGTACTTCTCAGATCTGGCATCATTGCTGTGTCTTTTACATTCAGCATTTTCCAGAAGAGATTGTCATCCTGTACATCAGGAAGACTTAGCTCGTAGACATCCTCAGCGCGTGGGTCTGGGTTCGCTCGAGCCATCATTCGCTCAGTAGCGTCGTAATCCCCGTACTCCCCGTACGTGTCTACATAGTCTCCCGGGGACTTTTTCACACGTCGAAAATCTTGTACTACTGGAGTTCCTTCACCAGTGAATTCTCGGAGCTCTATTCCTTTAGGTCTGAAGCCAAGCCCACCTAGCATGCCTCTCGGATTTACATAGTTTGCTGCTACGTAGGGGTCTTCTGTAAAGAATTGCGAGGTGTAGTTACCAAGCCAGGGCTTCTCCGGTACTGGTTTCTTTGCACTAATACCGGAGAACACAAAAGGATCGTTACGTCGAAGTGCGTCTAGTTCTCGAAGCATGTCCGGAGTAAGACTCTTCGCCGGTAGTATTCTATCAGGCGCTGCTAGTGCTCGTTTCAGAAGCATCAATGCGCTATTACCTGCCACAGCTGCACTCCTTGTACTGAACGAGACCGCCTTTTGCTTTTAATATTAAAGAGCCTTGGTGTAGTGCGCCACGTTGCGGAGTGGCTATGCTCATGTTTAGCTCTCTACGCATCGCAGCATCATTTATTAGATCGTTCGGGGAAATGTAGGAAGGAATACCTCTGGTTGCATCAAGCCCTTCGTAGGTATTTGGGTAGAACAGTGTCTTCCCATTTAATGGCGTTGGACGCGCACCGCACCACCCATCGTAATCTATATACCCAACCCTTTTTGGGTCTAAGGTCGATAAATCAGCTGCACGAATTTGCCCCTTAGAAAATAAAGTTCTTACAGCAGCATCTATGTCTTTTGGGGGTCCATCGTAGTCGTTTTCAAAGAACCACCGTTGTCCCTGTACAATGTCAGGAAGCTGTGATCCACCAGAAGCATCGTAATGAATTATTCCAGGATCCCAAGGTTTACGTCCTGCACTCTCCCACCTAAGTGCTACAGAAGAAGCTGGTAACCTACTCGGAACTACGTCTCTCATCATTTCTACTTCCGCTTCTGGGATCGTTCCTTTTGGAAATTTTTGGCCCATCAACATTTCGAAAATTTTCTGTCTAGATAGCTTACTAATTCTAGCCATCCCACCTCCCGCGAAGCCCTCAAGCCGAAGTTGCTTCGGGTTCGGGCCTTCTGGCTCACGCGCTGCTCGCTTCTTGAACTCGTAGTAGGGATTTCCTGAGCTACTCGACTTCCCAGTGGGTCGAGCTCCGAGCTTGAAGTAGTACTCCAAGTTCGAATGGTCCGGCTTGTTGATCGTCTCGAAGAACATGTTGTCGTTGCCGAGCATGTCCTGAGCTTTCTGTATGTAGCGCAGTCCGGGCATCATGGGGCGGCCCTCACTCTCCATTCCCAGGACGCCGAGTGAGTGAAGTGTTCCGGGCTCTGGACCGGTGAAGTCGAGATCCATCAGGTCTCGGTCCTTCGTTCCGAGGCCGTAGACGTCACCCTTCTGGAACGTCGCGGCTCCGACCGGAGAACCACTCTTGTTGACCTGCATCAACAGTCGCATGTCCTCGTTCTTCTGCATCCCGGCAAGCCATGCGTCTTCAAGCGCAGAGTCAAGCATGCCGTAGCGGCGCTTCGCCTCGTGGTTCCCTAACGCCTCCGCAACGCCGGCCATGTCGCTCATTTTCAAGGCTTGTTGCTTTATAATCTCTAGTGGGTTGCTCTTTCCGTACGACGCCTCGTAGGGGTTGATGTAGTAGACGCCATCGCCGAGGCTCTGAGTACCCGAGAACGGGGCGAGGAAGGTGCCCTGCCCTCCGGTGCGTTCGACTGATCGCGTGGGAGCGAGGAGCTGGACTCGTGGGATTCTAGACGGCATGTCAGTCTCCGACTTCCTTGTAGATACTATTTAGAAACTCGTGTGCCAGTACATCATCATGTAACGGCGCATCTGGCGCCTTGATCCACCAGGGGTTGTTGTCTAGTGGGTCGTAGACATAATGCCCTACACCGGGAAGGTACTTCTGTCTAAGCTCTGCTCCATCTTTCCATCCTGTCTTTACTACTGTAGTTGGTAGTTCTTTTACCTTTTCAGACAGAAGAGCATCGACCGTTGGTCTGCTGAATGGCTTCTTACCATATGTGTCGTAAAGGGTGTTGCGTATTTCTTCTAGGCGTGCCGCTTCGGGAGAACCTTCAACGAGAGTTCCTGCTTGCTGCATGTCGAACAACTTACGCCGCTCTCTGATCAGTTTCTGTGTATTACTTACTGCAGCGGCATTCGCAATCTTCTGTTCCGCAGTTAGGTCTCGGGGCAGTACTTTCCCTGCCAGTGCGTAGATGTCAGACATGCCAGTATCGTACGTTCTTCCACTGAATGGGCGAAGAAGCTTGAGTACAGGCTGGTGCCCCTCGATCATATTTGTAATACCTGCCTCGGCTCTTGCCGCTGCCTGTTGCGCGGCCAACGCATTGTGGGCTGCGACTCTAGCTTCTATTGCCTTTACTGCATCACTGAGCGACGCGTAATCTTCTGGCACTACAGCATCCTTCACCGCCTTTTTCAATGCGGTAGTTCCTACAACATCCCCCACTGCATCTGGCACCGCAGCGCGAGCAGTCATGGCCGCGCCTTGCTTCACGAACTTCCTACGCCCCGGAGAGGCCAGGCCAGTTTCTTGCTCATTAAGAATACGCGTGAGTGCGCCCATCGAGCGTTGGTCTCCGGCATACGCAGCAGGCAAGTTCGCACCCCGCAGCCCAAGTAACTCACCAGCCCCTTGAAGTTGTCCCGCCATGCGGGCTGCAATGGCTGTAGCGAGGGGGTCTGCTTCTGCGGTGGGCTTCAATGCAGACAACCCACCCTTTATGATCTTCCCGTAATTAGGCATGTCTACACTCACTGCGCATATGGATTGGCCTTTGCTTTCTTCTTCTCTGCGTAATCGACTTCTTCGACCTCATCTGGCTCTGCGAATGCCAGCTCGAAGTATCCAGAGTCACGCAGGAAGTGCAGCGCCTGCGTATAGGTATCAACGTAGTCGTCGTGCTCAGCGTTCGGGAACTTCGCTACCTGTTCCACGAAGGGTCGGGCCCAAGTAACGAAGGTGCCCGGCTCCTTGTTACTTTCCGGTATGTAGATGCAGTCGAGCTCGTGTACTGGAGCGATGTTGTGAGCTCTCTGAACCTTGCTGTTACGTCCGGGGTTGTACGGCACAGCGGGGATGTTCGCAGCTCTCAGGTCCTGAAGGATTGAGATGCCGGAACTCTTGTTTTCCATCAACACGTGGTCGGTCTTCCGCCCCTTACGGCGGTCCGTCTTACCATAGACCGAGTGCCATTCAGCCAGCACCTTCTTCCGGAACGCAGGGTACCCGAGATGCTCGTCCCATGCATCAAGGAGCATCGCGCCACGCTTGCCTCGTTCTTCGAAGATGCCCCACACAGTGCAGGCACACGGGTCGTTGTCGCTCGTTGCGTCGTCGTCGTACGCACCGTCGTAGCTCTGAACGATGATGTCGAAGACGGGCAGTTCCCACTTCTTGAGCCAGAGCTGGAAGTGCGACGTCTTGAGGATACCACCCCCTTCGGGCGAGGGGCGCTGCTGAAACTGGCCCGCCGTACCGTACTCTCCGAGCAACTTCTTCAGCTTCGTCACGCTCTGAGCGGGGAACATCTCAGGCCACAAGAGCGAGCCTACCTTAGTCCGAGGATCCGACCATCCGATGCTCGTCACATGCTTCTTCTTGGGTGCCTCGTACTCCATCGGCAAGCACAGATGCTCGTATCCGTACTGCTCGCTCAGAATGTGGCCCGTAACGTCTTGCTCATGAAGCCGCTGCATCACGACGACGGTCCGAGCACCTCGGCTCTCGCCCCGTGTTGACAGCGTACGGTCGAACCACGTGATCGCAGCTCCGCGCTCCGCGTCCGACTCTGCTTGCTTGGCGTTGTGAGGGTCGTCTACGATCTTACGGTCCGGGTGCTCGCCCGTTGCGCGCCCACCCACCGACGTGGCCATGCGCCACCCACCGCCAGTGAGCTCGTACTTCGTCTTCTGGTCACTGCCCTTCTTCATCTGGACGTTGGGCCAGCGCTCTTGGTACCACTGCGACGTGATGATGTCCCGACATTTCTGCGCATCGCGGATGGCTAGATCAGCGCCGTACGAAGCTCCGAGGATCCGGAGCCCAGGGTTCCGCAGCCACTCCCACGGTGTCCAAGCCACCGAGGTCATCAGACTCTTCATACAGCCGGGAGGGATGTTGATCACGAGGTTCTCTATCTCTCCGGTAGAGACAGCCATCAGGTGATCAGCGATGGCCCGCAGGTGCCAGTTATCCTTGAACTCAACACCGGGCTCGATGATCTCAAACGATTGCTTGGTGAATTCTATGAGGTCACGCTCTGCGAGGCGCTGAAGCTTCGCGCGTCGGACTGCGTCTAACAGGATGGCGGGGGAGAGAGGAGCGTTCATTCCGTCTTCGCTCCTGCCTTCTCGAGCAATTTCTCCAAGATCGCAAGGTCTTTGTCGGAGAGTGAGCTCAGTGCTGCGCTGTCGAGAACCAAGCTCTTGGACTTCAGATCGATCTCCACCTGATCCGGGAGCTTACGGTGGTTGTACTCCAACACTGCCTTCGCTGCGGAGATGCGATGCTCCATGCGCTGCCACCCATTGCGGTAGGTGTGAGTGAGAAACTCAATGGGTGTCCACCCCGATGCTGCTGTCCACGTCGCGATGTCCTGAGCTCCGAGGTCCGAGGGCCCAGATGCGTCAACAGCGAAGGGAGGGAGGGCCGATTCGATGTATTCATCTATGAGCTGTTTCGCGTCTTGTCGCGTGACGCGTCGAGGCTTCGGAGCGGGGCGTGTCTTCATGGGCGCGAATATACCTCGGAACCGACGACAAGTAAAGTCGAGGAGTATTGTTTGAGAGCGGGGAGCGATGCGCGTCGGGCTTCGGGGGTCAATGATCCCATGCCAGCACTGGAGTGCAGCGAAGCCAAGCTCTCTGTCGGTGGGAGAAAATTTCATCTGCGATACACCTTGGGCGTAGGTCCTTACAGTAATGTTATACAAGGATCATAAGTTCATATATGTATAAAAGGTATATAGAAATAGAAAGTAGTATAGCACAGTGGTAACGAATCGCACACAGTGCATATATATAATGGAGGGGTCGCGAACTCCGATCGAGTGATACCTGTCAGTTGCTGGAGAATATCCTGCCTGCCTATCCGAGATCTGAGCCCGACGACCTGAGCTCCGGATCACTCTCCACCTGCAATTCGCTTCCTCGTTCCCTACTCCCCTTTTACCTAGAGTATAATCGTCAAACTCTCACTCCTTCCTGGAGATTCAAATGTCTCTATCAATCAAAGATCTTGATACTGTTTCGCATCACGCAAGGACCGACGTTCTGAGCGCGATGACCCCGGAAACTCTGTCCGCGTTGTCGCAGCTTACGGATGTGCTCGCAGCTCGCCGCAGCTTCACTCCTAAGAATATTCCACTGAACCACCGCGAATACGAGAAGAAGTACACTCAGTGGATGGCCAACGGTGTCTCTGAGACAGTGCGTAATCGTGCCGCGATGATCTCCCTCAATAAGTCCTACGACGCGGCAATGGCTTACTTCCGCTCGGAATTCGAGAAGGAGTTCGGGCATCTGCGTCCGACGAAGAAGATTGGCCGCCCCGAGTGGTACATCACCCCCGTCCGAGAGCGACGACTCTTACAAGGAGAAGTCATCGCCCATCTCATCAACATTGCTGGAGCGCAATTACTGAGCGAGCTGAGTGCCCCCGTCAAACAATCGAAGAGGGCATAAATTGTGTCGGCACATATCGAAGACCTCGCGGGGTCTGGACTCGAATTCGAGTCGCTACGTAAGAAGGGTCTTGTGCGTGTTGTCTCCGCTGCCGACCTCAAGAAGAAGCTGAAGATTGATGATGCGGAGTCCGGATTAGAGTACATCTACACTCCGACCTACTCCCGCTACAAGATCTACCATAAGCCCCTCACAGGCTTCGCAGCGAAAGCCAAGGACAGTCGTCCGAAGTACGTTCAGCCGGAGAACTCAACAAACCATTTGTATGTCCCCCCATTGACGGACTGGGACACCGTACTAGAAGATGCCGCTCAGACGATAGCGATTACAGAAGGAGAAAAGAAGACAATCGCACTCAACCTTCGCGGAATTCCGTGCGTAGGGCTCGGAGGTGTGAATTCCCTCGGTAATCGCAAGAAGGGGCAGATGGTCCTCCCCGAGTTGAAGGAGTATGTCACCGGGGGGCGTAATGTCTTGATCATCTTCGACATTGATGAAGGCTACACGACGATGAAGCCCGAGGTGGCAAGAGCCGCGCTCATCCTCGCGAACCTCATTCTTGAGCTCGGCGGCAACCCGAAGATAGTCACCCTCCCCTCCGATGGAACGAAGAAGTGCGCAGTAGATGATTGGCTCCAGACCCACGACCTGAGCTCGATGTCACTCTACCTAGAGATCGTCCGGTTCGCCAAGCCGTTAGACACTGCGATTGCGTTGTACGCAGAAGCCGAGAAGTACGTCTACATACAAGATTCCAATGCGCTCGGACGGATAGACACTCGGGAAGCCGTAATGGTGGCCGACTACCGCATCTCCTCTGGCAATCAGCAGGTCATTGTCCAGGAGCTGACATTGAAGCGAGTCAAGGGGGGTGGTATGGTGCCCGCGATTGATCTCGCTGTGCGGACACTGAGTGATGCCTTCCTGAAGTGGCCGAGTCGCCCCGCCGCAAGAGCGACGACCTACGAGCCGGGTACGACGCACTATCTCACGAAGAAGGGGGAGTTCAATCAGTGGAAGGGGTGGGCTCAGAATCCACCGGAGAAGGTAGTAGAGGCCGATGTAGCTCCGCTCTGGAATGCCTTCCGGGCAATCTACCGAGAAGACGCACTCACAATGTGGAACTGGTTCATGTACCCGATCGCGCGGCCCGGAGCGAAGATGGTAATTATCCCTGTCATACAGGGAATGGTAGAGGGAATCGGTAAGAGCTCGATCCCGGAGTTCTTCACCAAGTTTGTATATGGAGAAGGTGTGGGCACCCCCAGTAATGCGTCGACATTGAACGCGATGAGCCTGAAGGATGGACGGCTTGAGTTCATGATCCGCAAACAGTTCCTGTTCCTCGATGATGCGAACGACATTCATGGTAACGATGTTGAGGCACTGCTGAAGAACCTAGCAACGACGAGCTCGGTACGTGCGAACCCGAAGTATCTGCGCTCGTACGAGTGTCTGAACCTGATCAATCTGTGCATCACAACGAACCGTACGATGCCATTCAAGGTGCCCGAGACCGACCGGCGATTGTTTTTCCCCCGCGTATCTGGAGATGTACTGCCGAAAGTTTGGGATGAGTTACATAAGTGGGGACGCGCCGGGGGCGGTGGGAAGGTCGTGGCCTATGCTCAGCAGCTGTTTGATGCGGACAAGATTGACCCATACATGCGCGCACCGATGACCGAAAAGAAGGCTTCAATCATCGACATGGCGCGATCACCATTCGAGAACTTCGTGCATGAGTTGAGCACTGCAGCGAAGCTCGGAGAGCTGAGACGTGTTGTCTTTACGGGGCGTGAACTGAAGCTCCTCGCTGAGATGGAGAATGAAATTCGATCGTCGCATGATGTTGGCCCAATGATATTGAACCGCGCAGTGGCAGCAGTAGGAGGGCAGAACTACGGCGGACGCGTGAAGGTCAATGGGATCCTCGAGACTATATATGTATTGGCGGACACGGAGAAGTGGCACCGAAGCAAGGCGCAGCCTGTACAAGTAGCCAAGGAGATTTCAACGCATCCGCTAGAGAAGATACGTGTGCCATTGGCGGGTCGTAAGGTCGTAGGGATCGACAACCCCCCAGCCAAGAAGAAGGCTAAGTTCTAAGAGTCTTGGCGGGCCGAGGAGGGGGTGATTTTTGTAGATGGAAGATGTCGTATTCTTCCGTCGAGCTGTGGCGGAGCCACCTGGAATCCCTTGTGCTGCCTACGAATCGTCAAATAGTTGAGAAAACTCTCAAAAAGTTCTTTACTTCCCTGCCGGAATAGGTATAATGGACGTCAGCAGCAAAGGAATACCTCTCTCAACTGACTAAGGAGTTTCAATCATGAGCAAGACCTACTCTTCCGCCGACCTGTCCAACCTGTCCACCAAGGAACTCGTCGAGCTGTTCAACAAGTACTCCGACAAGCCGGTCAAGAAGTTCGCCGACCGCGCCACTGCCCTGAAGCGCACCGCTGCTGTCCTCCCGAAGAAGTCCGAGCCGAAAAACAAGGCCCCGAAGGGCGAAGCTCAGGCCGAGACGATGGCCGCGAACCGCGCTCGCAAGATCACCATCCTGGTCGAGGGCAACCCGAAGCGTGGCACTGCCGCCGAGCGCTACAACCTCTACAAGAACGGTATGACGGTCGGCAAGTACATCGAGCTCGGCGGTCAGCTGCGCGACGTGACGTGGGATGCGAAGCAAGGCTGGATCTCGGCTGAGTGACCAGCGTACAGCCCCCCTCGCCGGGGGTTGTGCGAAGTTCTCTCAACACTGAAGGAGCAAGACCATGACGTTCGACGAACTGAAGAACCGCCTCGACGAGCTGGCCGAGGAGCTGATCTCCGATGCAACCAAGACCAACGCTCGCACCTTCGGGCTTGACGAGCGGGCGGGTCACCAACTGTGGCTCACGGAAGCGCAGGACGCCATCGTCGTAACTAAGCACAATGATCGGAGCCTTCAGTACTACGGGGGGTTCGAGTATGTGGACAAGGAGTGTCGCCTCGAGTGTGGCGACTACGTTGTCTACTGGGCCGAGGACGAGCGCGTAGCGGGGCACATTGCGATTGCTACCGATGCCCTGGACACGGACGACGAGACGCCCGACCCTACCCCGGAAGACATCGCCGCGAGCAAGGCGGATCTGTACAACGACATGCGGGTGTGCGAGGAGGACTGAGGTGAAGACCCCCGGCGAGATCATTCGGGCACTCGTCCCGACCTACTACCCGAACAGCCATGAGCTGAACCTCGCGGTGAATGAGCACCGCCGGCTGAACGGGTTCAAGAACTGGTATGCAGCCGCAGCGGATCTGCTTGAAGGCTGGGAAGAACATGGCGGCGACGAAGCGCAGCAGTACGCACTCCTGCACTCACTTCCACGCTAAATAGTTCTTTACTCTGCTGCTGTAATGCGGTATAATGACGGTTTTCTCATCAACTAGGAGGCCTATCATGGATCGAGACTCAGCACTGCGCAAGGCGCAGAAGCTCATGGCCGTGGCGATGGACGGACGCGGCAACGACAACGAGGCTGAGCGTGCCCTGGCCCAAGCCGAAGCCCTCATGCGGAAGTTCGGGCTGGAAGACAGCGAGGTCAAGGGTGTAGCGGCGGAGAAGGACTTCGACTGGGGCAGTAGCTTCGCACCCTACGGTGTCCCCCGCCAACCGGCCAAGTCGATCCCGAGCTGGTACGGTATCGTGGCTATGGGCGTGGCCCGATTCACGGACACCATCGTCAAGCAGCATTACAATTCGGAGAAGGGCTACGGTGTTGGCTTCTACGGCGAAGCCTCGGACGTTCTATTCGCTCAGTGGCTCGTGACCTACCTGCGAGACACAGTGTGGCGTGAGGCGAAGAAGTATGGCGGCAACCGGGCGGAGAACGGAGACTTCCGTCACGCGATGGCGAGTCGGCTGCAATCTCGCATGTACGCTCTTCGTGCCGAGCGCGACGTGGCCTTCCGCGAAGCCACCAACAGCTCCGGACAGAAGGGTACGGCCCTCATGATCATCAGCGACAAGCTGGTCAAGCGCGACGCGGAGTTCGGAGAGCAGAAGGCGAAGTCGGTCAAGCGTCAGTTCCGTGACATGGCGGCGATGGGGGCTGGCCATGCAGCCGGTGAGCGCGTCGGCTTCAACCGCCCGGTAGGACAGACTACCAATGACAGGAGGATCGCAGCGTGAAGCCCCAAGTTCGATGGACAGGTCGCGAGTGGACGTTGCTCGCGCAGTACTTCATTGACGCTGAGATCAGCCCGGATGCGTATGGGTTCAGTAAGACACTGAACGACGCACAAATGTCGCGACTACCTCCGGAGCGGTGGCGCTCTGTCAAGGGTGTTCCCGCGACGCTGAAGAAGGAGCTCAAGGAGCACATTACAGCGCTGGAGTACAAGGTAGCCTTCGCCACGCCATACCCTCCCCCCGAGGATAAGCCCCCGAGCGCAGAGAGCCTGAGCACCGAGGACCTACTCGTCGAGCTCGCAAGACGGATTGCGAAGCTGTTGGAGCCGGCGAAGTCGCACCCAGTGGATCGGGCCTTCTTCCCTCCTCCGATGTCGCAAGCACCGAAGGAACAGGAGGTACCCCCGCGTAAGCTGCGGATACTGGTATGTGGGCCGAACGGCGACACGAGCCAATCGCTACGTACGCAGTTCCCAAACCTCGACCTGCGGTTCTACAAGTACGAGGAGAACCCGACACACATACCGATGAAGGCGCAAGGGGTGAACAGTATTCTGTGCATTACGAAGTTCATGACCCACGCAGCTTCGGATATGGTAAAGGCAACGAGCATCCCGTTCAAGATGCTGACAACTGTGCGCGAGGCACGTGAGTGGTTGGCTCAACAGAACATGAAGTCGGGGGAGGACTGACATGGGCTACTACGTAAAGGTGGTTCGCGACCGAGGCACCGTGACCTGGCTGATGCGGGGCAGGGAAGTACTGGCCCCCGGCGCGGCAACGTGGTACCCTCATCCGAGCGCGGCGCACATAGCCGCAGCGCGTTACGAGAAGAAGCTGAATTCTCCGTCGGTTCAGTGTGTGATTGTCAATACGAAGGATCTTGAGTGAGGACAGTTTCACTACACGACTTGCTCGAGGAAATTCGAGCGAGAGACGAAGCGATCGAGAATTTGGTTGTGGCCTACTTCAAACTGGAGAAAGAACATGCAGAGCTTAAGAAAATGGTGGGAGAACAGAAAGTATCAGTGGGCGCTGAAAGTGATCAAGTCGCACGGCTTCTCCGTCGTACGTATGGTCAACAAGGCGGGGACGGATTACCTTGTGGCTAATGATGGGCGCATGTACAGAATAGGTAGGGAGAAGAAGTGAGTCTCCTCGCCACCATTGCCATGACTGGACCTACATGGCGGAAGCCCAAGGACACACGCGCCAAGCCGGCCACCAGTAAGACCTGCCGTGACTGCGGTAAGGAGAAGCTGATGAAGTACTTCCAGACCTGTGGCAAGCACGACGATGGCACTCCGAAGTATGGGTCGTACTGTCTACCGTGCTGCGCTGTTCGTAACAAGGAAGCGAGACGTAAGAATGCTACCTGATAGGATCACAGCTCAGATTGTTACGGTCCCGGAATCCGGCTGTTGGGTGTGGCTCGGAGAGCTGAACCGCAACGGTTACGGACGGATCTCGTTCGGCGGGAAGAAGCGCATGGTCCACCGGCTTGTGTACATTCTGCTTGTGCGGGCCATACCCGATTCATTGTTACTCGATCACAAGTGCCGAGTTCGATGCTGCTGCAATCCTGCGCATCTTGAGCCGGTGACCCATCGTGAGAATACGTTACGCGGAGAGGCGGTGTTGTTCAAGTGAGGGTTGTAAAGATCCCCAAGTGTGAGTGGCCTGAGCTCCATGCTCGATTCCGCAACAAGCACTACTACATCGCGCGGGTGTTCGTGGAGGGCACAGAAGAACATCGGGCAGCGGTCGACGAGTGGGGTAACGTTCTCGGCGCGGTGAGTTACTCGATCGAGCCCGACCACGTTCATGTATATTCTCTTGGATCGCGTCAAGCGGGGGCGGGGAGCCGCCTCATGGCCCACGTTGAGCGCGTCGCCGCCAAGCGAGGTGTTGGAGTCCGGCTGGCCGCTGAACGGACGGCGGTGGGGTTCTACGCCAAGCGTGGATATCGTAAAACCCCAGGCCAGTCCTCGCTCTGTAAAATATTCTACATGAGACTTTACTTCTCTTAGAATCTCCGGTATAATGATCTCACTCTCAACCTGATAGGAGAATCAAAATGTCCCATGAACTTCACGCTGTTGCCGGTAAGACCTCCATGGCCTACGTGGGCGCGAAGCCCTGGCATGGTCTGGGCCAAGAGCTGACAGCAGGTGCCTCGATCGAGACCTGGGTCAAGGAGGCCGGCATGGATTACGAGCTGCTCTCGAGCAAGGTCGCCTACAAGACCGCCGACAACAAGACCGCTATTTTCCCGAACCGGCAGGTTCTGTTCCGCTCCGACGATGGTGCACCCCTCGGCTTGGTCGGGGATGGCTACAAGGTCGTACAGCCGCGTGAAGTCATCGAGTTCTTCCGGTCGCTGGCCGAAGACCATGGCTTTGAGCTCGAAACTGCCGGTGTGCTTTTTGGTGGCCGCAAATATTGGGGGTTAGCAAAGACACCAGAGGTGGTGAAGCTTGGTAAGAAGGATGAAGTCAAAGGGCATCTGATGCTTGCTACTGCGTGTGACGGTAGTATGAGCACCATTGCCAAGTACGTGGCTACCAGAACCGTATGTAACAATACGCTGCGCATTGCCTTGTCGGAGAATGGTGGTGAAGTGAAGACGCGGCACAACACCGAATTCAAAGATGGCGACGTCAAGGCTGAGCTCGGGCTATTCACAGAAGCGTTTGGTACATTCGCGGATACGGCGAAAGCCCTCAGCAAAGTGAAGGTCAGTTCTGCTCAAGCAATCAAGTTCCTCATCGATCTTCTCGGCGACCCAACGAAGCCGATCGAAGAGCAGACCAAGAACGTGGATACGATGAAGGTGATCGCGGAGAGGTTTGTCACGCAGAATTACATCGGGCATGAACTCAGTGGGGATTCTGCATGGGGGCTTGTCAATGTATGCACAGAATACTACGACCACGTGCGGGGCCGTGGGCAAGACCGCCGTCTAGAATACTCATGGTTCGGCGGTGGGGCAGACATCAAGGTCTCGGCGTTCGACATTGCAGCGAAGATGTTTGCACAGTAGGAGATGCAATCGGAACCGGGGGCTTTACTAACAGCTCCGGTTCCGGCATACTGAAGGCTCGGTTCGTAGCTGAGAGAACGGCACCCTGGGGCACCGTCAAGATCACGAGAGCGCTACGGACTGTCTGGGCGGCGCACGCTGCACTCCTTTCAGCTCTCGTGGTCCGCCCCTACCTAATTGCTAACAGATCTAATAGTTCCTCTCACTGTCAAGGAGTATAGCATGGCCAAGCTCAAGATGCCGACGACCCTCGGCGCGACGATCGACCTTCTCTGGTCACTGCGCGAAGCACGTAAGAGCGCAGAAGCAGGCGTCAACGAAATCAAGGAAAAAGAAGCAGCGGTGGAAGCGCACCTCATGAACAACTTCGACAAGTCGGGGTTGGACGGTGCCAAGGGCAAGTACGGCCTCGCCACGCTGAAGCGCAGCACGGTGGCCGATGTCACCGACTGGCCCGCCTTCTATGGCTACATCCAGAAGAACAAGGCGTGGGAACTGCTTCAGAAGCGCCCGGCCATCACCGCCATCCGCGAGCGCTGGGATGCGAACAAGGCGATCCCCGGCGTCGAGCCGAAGGAAGTCGTGCAGCTCAGCCTGACCAAGGTGTCAAAGTAATGTCTGGCAAACACCACCCTCCGGAGTATTACCGTACCGCCAAGCGCGAGCTCGCCAGCTACCGCGCTCCGGCCATCATACCCAGCTGGTTAAACTAGGAGAAAGATATGGCAACAGCAAAGAAGAACGTGCCTGCGAAGGTGAAGCCGACCAGTACGGCGGTGGCGAACTACGAGGAGCGGTTGGCCGCACTGGCCGCAGAGTCTGCCCAGAACGAAGCCGATGTCGGCGGAGGTAACTTCATCTCGGTGAAGAGCGGACAGCTGAACTACCAAGGCAACACGATCAAGGGTAACGAGCTCGACGTCGTGGTACTGACCTCGATTCACGAGAACTGCTACTACCCCGGACGCTTCGACCCGGACAATCCCCAGCCCCCGGTCTGCTACGCCTTCGGAACGGACCCGAAGGAGATGGCGCCGCACCCGGACAGCTCCGAGCCGCAGCATGACACTTGCGACGGTTGCCCGATGAACGAGTTCGAGACCGCCGACAACGGCAAGGGTAAGGCCTGCAAGAACATCCGCCGACTCAGTATGATCCCCGGTGATCCGCTGAACGATGAGACCGTGCAATCGGCCGATGTAGCCTACTTGAAGGTCCCGGTGACGTCGGTGAAGGGGTGGGCCAGCTTCGTGAAGACGGTCGCTACACTGGACAAGCTTCCCCCACTGGGTGTCGTTTGCCGTATCGGGGTGATCCCGGACCCGAAGAGCCAGTTCAAGGTCACCTTCCAGAAGGTCGACCCAGTCCCCCGCGAGTACCTCGGTGTCCTCATGGACCGTGCTGAATCGGAGAAGGAGGCGATCAAGTTCCCGTACGCTCAGCCTACCGAGGAGGCGAAGCCCGCAGCTCGTGGCAGGGCCGTTGCAAAGAAGGCTCCGGCGAAGAAGGCGAAGTTCTAGTATGGAGACCTTTGAACAGCCAAAGATCACCGGGTACCGCCAACTAAACGCGGAAGAAGCTGCCTTGATGAACGAAGTCAAGGCGCGAGGGGTGGAGTTGGGCGAGTTGGTGCAGAAGTTGCGCGACAGGCCGGAGCTGGATCAGCGATGGGTCAGCGTTGGTGCAACAGACCTACAAACGGGGCTGATGGCATTGACGCGCAGCATTGCTCAGCCAACGACGTTCTAACCTGCAATCGGAGAGAGGGACTTTCGAAGCAGAGAGAGATGTAGTAAACTGAATTCAGTCGGTGGCGCTTATCAACCCGTTCTTCATTGGGTGAATAATCCGGGTTGGTGCCTTGTTCCCCGATAGTAAGACCGGTACGGTGTACCGGGGAAGGTTCGGTTCAATGAGGACAGGTCGGGAAGGTCTCCCGGCCATAGGTTCTCGGAGAGACCAAGCCGAATCTTCCCCAGTACGTCGTAGCAGAAGCGGGCCGGGACCAGTTGAGGCTGCTCCCCGTTCAACCGAAGGCGGCGAGGAAGCACTAGCCTCGTGGCCACCCCTGGAGTCCAAAAGACCCCCGGCCCGCTCCTAGTACGTCGTGGTGTAGTTGAGGAGTTCTTCATCCAAATCTGTAGGTCGCTGGTTCAAGTCCAGCCTGCCGTGAAAACGGTAGTAGCTCAGTTGGGAGAGCAACAGAAATCAGAGCCTCAGCGAGTTGTTCCCGATGTACCCAGTTTTATGCGGTGGCGTTAGTTGTCTGGTTCCTCTTTGTAAGTTGATCCCCAGACGGCACGTTGTTCCCCGCTAGCAGTTGTTTCAAAGGTGGCTGTTCCCCTAACCTTATACTCTAGGAGTATAGCATGTCAAGTCTGAATGTAGCAACGAAGCCCACCCCCCTCTTCACTGCGGAAGGTGGCCCCGCCAAGCGCATTACCCCCCTCCAAGAATTGATCCGCCTCACCATGGCTTGCATGCTGTGGGAAGACGGCTTCTACTCCGGCGGCAAGACGGTCGGCGCGAGGATTCGCGAGCTGGTGCACACCGTAACGTTGGCCGAGGCTCGCCGTGTGGCGATTGAAGCCCGGAACAAGATGAAGCTACGCCACGTGCCGTTGCTGATCGTCCGTGAGATGGCACGGCACCCGAACTTGAAGTCGACACCGTCGCTAGTTGGCGACACGCTATCCACGGTGATCCAACGCCCCGACGAGCTGAACGAGTTCCTGGCGATCTACTGGTCGGAGGGCAAGTGCCCTCTCAGCAAGCAGGTGAAGCTCGGACTTGCGAAAGCGTTCAGCAAATTCAACGAGTACCAGCTCGCCAAGTACAACCGGGCGAAGGACATCACGCTGAAGGATGTGCTGTTCCTTTGTCACTCGAAGCCGGCGGATGCTGAATACAAGTGGACGAAGAGTGAGCGTGAGCGCTACGCTGATGCCATCAAACGGCAAGGTCCGGAGGGCGGAGCGCAGGTTCTCGAAGATGTTCATGGGGGTGAATTCTCCCCCGGCGAGCTTCTCTATGGAAAGCTGATCTACGACCAGCTCAAGACCCCCGACACGTGGGAAGTTGAGCTGTCAGCGGGGGGTGACAAGGCAGCGACGTTCATTCGTTTGATGCAAGACAACACGTTGGGCGATTTGGCTTTCCTCCGTAATCTGCGGAACATGGTTCAGGCAGGAGTTCCCATCGCTAACATCGTCGAGTACGGCGGTGATCGCAAGTGGGGGCGTGTTCTTCCCTTCCGATTCATTGCGGCGGCGAAGGTCGTTCCGCAGCTCGAACCCTACCTTGAACAATGGATGTTCAAGTGCCTGGAAGGAAGCCCGAAGCTCTACGGGAAGACGATCTTGCTGGCGGACGTGTCTGGTTCGATGCAGGTAGCGCTCAGCCGGAAGTCTGACCTCACGCGGGACAGTGCGATGAAGGCATTGGCCATGCTGCTGCGGGAAGTGTGTGCAGATGTAATGATTCTCCCGTTCGCTCGGGAAGTCATCACGGGGCTCCCCCCGCGTCGAGGCTTCGCGCTGGCGGATGTTCTTCACCTCCACAACCACAGGGATGGTACCGACATCGGCAACGCAGTGAATGTAGCGAACAAGATTGGCTACGACCGCCTCATTCTGCTTACGGACGAGCAATCGTTCTCGCGAGTGCCGGACCCGCTCCAGGGCAAGCTGGCCTACTGCATCAACGTAGCGGTCGAGAAGCACGGCGTCGGGTATGGCTCTTGGCTCCACATCGACGGGTTCAGCGAGGCGATCGTGGATTACATCCAACGCTACGAAGTCGGCACCGTGAGCTGAATCTCGCGGCGATATGCGGTACCGGTGACGCAGCCAACCACCGGCCTCTTTTGATGAGGGCAGTAGGGGCCACTAGCCCAGTAGCGTGAAGCCGCTACCACCAGTGACCCAACAAGGGTGGGTAGGTGTATGACAGCAACAGCAGAGGTGTCCCGGTTCGATCCCGAGCGTGCCTCTACTGTCCTCTTCAAAGGAGAAGTAAAATGGCTTTCGTGAATACGTTTGGGAATTCCCTAGAACAATACAACCAGTTTGCGGACCGCGTGTACTACGAGCGACAGATGGAACAGTTTTACAAAGATTCTCTGAACCAAGCTGCTGATTTGCAACGACAAGAAGTAATGAAGCAGGAAGCACAGAAGCAGGCAGCAAACCAAAGTAAGGCCCAAAAACGCCGCAAGGCAATTCTACTTCTCATAGGAGCATGACCATGGCATTCAAGATCAAACCGTTCAAAGACCTCGTTGCCCTGACCAAGGAAAAACTCGACGAAGCCCTCGTACCTCTCCGCGTCCGCGCCGCCAAAGCCAAGGCCGAAGGCGAGGTGATCAAACTCGAGGAGACCCTCATCAGCCTCGAGACCAAGATCAACGAGGCCTGCGCCAAGAAGGAACTGGACTTCAACAGCATCGGCGAGATGATGGACGACTACGACATCACCGAGCGCCGGCTGACCCAAATCAAGGGTCTTGTCGAAGCCCTGTTCCCCGAGTAGTAATATGGCACGTGTCTATGTTCGAGATCCAGAAAAACACTGGAGCAATCTTGGATATACCAAGTTAGTAGCGTGTGAACGGTGCGCTTCCACACATAGATTGGTGGTGCACCACAAAGACAGGAACAGAAAGAACAACACAACGAAGAACCTGGAAACTCTTTGTCAGTTGTGTCACATACAGGAACATCGGGAGGAGGTAGCGGCTTCTCAGCGGTGTGTGGAGGTTAATGCGCGACGCGGTGCGTCCGTCAGTACAGCAAAACTTGGTAAGACATATCCAAAAGTAGCAGAAGTTGTTCGGGACAATTGGAAGGGGGCTGTTGGCGCAAAACTTCGCGAGATACACCAAAGCGAAAAAGTTCGAAGTGCAAGATCTGCAATGATGAAGAAGCTCATGAATGATCCTGCGCATGTGGAAAAGCGGCGGCGGATGAAGGAAGAGAGGAAACTACGTGGCGAGTAACCCAGTTGTTCTGGACTTTGAATCCGAGGGCATCCAGAAAAGACCAACATACCCTCCCAAGCCTGTTGGGTTTTCCATTAAACTTCCCTCAGACAGGAAGTCTCGTTATTTTGGGTGGGGGCATCCAACAGGAAACAACTGTACGCTTACGGATGCAACGCGCGTATTGAAGGAGGCGTGGAAGTGGGAGGGGGGGATCCTCATGCATAACTCCAAGTTTGATTACGATCTGGCAACCACCCACATGGGGATGAAGCCGCTTCCCTGGGACAAGCTACATGACACGATGTTCCTGGCCTTCCTCAATGATCCTCACGCGCAGAGCTTTGGGTTGAAGCCTCAGTCCGAGACCGTTCTCGGCATCCCCTCCGACGAGCGAGACTTGTTGAAAGAGTGGATCATCGCCAACGTACCGGAAGCCCGCCAAAAGCCCTCTACATGGGGTGCCTACATCTGCCGCGCCCCCGGAGACATGGTGGGGAAGTATGCGGACGGCGACGTTCTGAGAACCGACAAGCTATTCAAGAAACTGCACAAGAAGACATTGTCGGAGGGCATGCAGGAAGCCTACGACCGAGAGCGACGCCTGATGCCCATCCTTCTTGAGAACGAGCGCGTCGGGGTTCGCCTAGACATGCGGCGCTTGGCGGCGGACATCAAGATCTATGAAGCAGCGTTGGAAAAGGTCGAGTGTTGGTTGCTGAAGCGGCTGAAGACCCCCGGCCTGAACCTCGACTCCAACGAAGAGTTAGCCGATGCAATCCAGCGCGTAGATCCGAAGGCTGAGTTCCTCCTCACCGCCACCGGCCAGCGTTCAGTGAGTAAGGAGTCGCTGGCGCAGGCTGTGAAGGACAAGAACCTGTTCCTGGCGCTAGGCTACCGCTCTCGCCTGACCACGTGCCTCGGCACCTTCATGAAGCCGTGGCTCGAGATTGGCCAGCGCACGGGGGGCTATCTTCAGCCGAGCTGGAGTCAGACGCGACAAAGCAAGTCCGACAAGGAATCCAAGGGCGCTCGTACGGGGCGGTTGATATGCGCCGAGCCGAACCTACTCAATCTCTCCAAAGACTTCGAAGGGCGTAACGATGGATACACCCACCCAATATTCCTCGATGTTCCCCCGCTCCCACTGGTGCGAGTATATCTCCTCCCTGATGTGGGGGGCGTATGGTGCCACCGCGACTACAACCAGCAAGAGCTCCGCATCCTCGGGCACTTCGAGGATGGCTCCCTCTGCCGACAATACAATGAGGACCCCAAGCTCGATGTCCACGACTTCGTCAAAGACGAGATCAAACGAATCCTCGGAATAACGGCGGAGCGCCGGCAAACCAAGATCATGAATTTCGGCATGATCTACGGCATGGGGGTGGGTAAGCTGGCCGATGGAATGAGCGTTGCAGTCGAAGAGGCGAAGAAGCTGAAAACAGCGCAGCGTGCGGCACTCCCCGACCTCGGTGAGCTCGAGAAGTCGATCAAGCGGCGGGGGCAGAATGGGGAGGCCATCCGTACGTGGGGTGGACGGTTGTACTACACTGAAGAGCCGAAGGTCATCAAGGGGCGCATTTGCACTTTTGAATACAAGCTGCTGAACTACCTGATTCAAGGGTCGGCGGCAGATTGCACGAAGGAAGCTGTGATCCGCTACCATGATGTCAAGAAGGATGGCCGCTTCCTCGTGACGGTGTACGATGAAATCAACAACTCCGCGCCGAAGAAGGCATACAAGCAAGAAATGCAGCTGATGCGCGAGGTCATGCAGTCGATAGAGTTCGACGTACCGATGCTCTCCGACGGCAAGGCCGGAAAGAGCTGGGGCGAGCTCGAAAAGTTCGTGGAGAAATAAATGGCCGTTGAAAACACCCCCGTCCACGAGAGTGGCAAGCGCACCAGGCCCCGAGCTGGGTGCTTTGATAGACAACCATTTGCAGAGTCTCGGTGGGTGCAGGATGGATGGATGTCAGATGGGGGACGTTTCCTGGTGAAACTGTACCACACCGCCAGTACCAAGTGTCGCCAAATACTCGACCTTCCCGAGTGTGAGGGTTGTTCTACAGAGAAGGATCACGAGTACATCAACAGAATGAAGGAGTTGTCGAAATGAAGAAGAAGAAGAAGAATACAATGGTCGACCTGGAAACCTTGGGCCGACGCGCTGGGTGTCCAATACTCAGTATCGGAGCTACGTACTTCGATGCAGAAGGGATCGCCAGCGAGTTCTACGTGGTGGTGAGCCAAGCTTCTTGCGAGAAAGCGGGGCTGCACACCGACCCGGAAACCCTGGAGTGGTGGGAGAAGCAACCGGAAGCTGCTAGAAAGGTTTTGGAAGAGTCGCGTACCGGGGGTATGGACCTCGCGAATGCGCTTGATCTCTTCGGCACGTTCATTCAGGGAACCAAGGTCTGGGGAAATGGTTCTGACTTCGACAACGCCATTCTGTATGCTTGTTACGCCGCCGTCGGTAAAGAAGTGCCCTGGAAGTTCTGGGATTCCCGCTGCTACCGTACGCTGAAGAACCTATTCCCCGCTGTGAAGATGACGCGGCAAGGTACTTACCACAACGCGCTCGATGATGCCAAGACGCAGGCCGAGCACGCAGCAGAGATTCTGAGGAGTATGAAATGAGTTTCGCCAGTAAAACCGTGAAGCTGATCACGTCGTGGTCATTCAGCCGGTGGAGTGTCTACGAGGAATGCCCCGCCAAAGCCAAGTACAAGTTCATCGACAAGCTGAAGGAGCCGGGAAGTGCTGCGATGGACCGAGGCTCTGAGCTCCACAAGCAATGCGAGGACTTCCTGAAGAAGGGGGGTCGAGTCCCCAAGGACATCAAGCTGATTGGGGACACCCTCAAGGATTTCAAGAAGCGTGGGGCACTGGCCGAGGCGGACTTCACCTTCACGAAGGATTGGAAGGCGACGCGCTGGGATGATTGGAACAATGCGTGGTGCCGCATCAAGGCAGATGTGACCATCGCCCCCGTGATCGACGACGAGGTTCCCACCGCTGAGATCCACGACTTCAAGACCGGGGGCGAGCGTAAGCTGGCGAACCAGGACTTCGAGGAATACTACACGCAGCTAGAGCTCTACGGGTTGGCGGGGCTGTTGACCTTCCCCACGGCGCAGCAGGTGAAGTCCTCGCTCGTATTCATCGACTTCGGCAAGGTGGTGGAGTCTCCCGAGGTACTGAAGCGCGGCGACGAGAAGAAGCTGATGAAGAAGTGGGAGGTACGCACCAAGCGTATGCTATCCGACACGACCTTCAAGCCGAAGCCCGGAAACGGTTGCCGCTGGTGTCACTTCAGCAGCGCCAAGAACGGTCCATGCAAATTCTAAGGAGAAAGAGATGGAAACTGTAGCAAGCAAGATCGAGTTCATCGCCCGTGTCTGTCACGAGGTCAACAAGGCATACTGTGAGTCTCTCGGCGACTTCAGTCAGCCGAAGTGGGAAGATGCTCCACCCTGGCAGCGTGAGTCTGCGCGCATGGGGGTCGATTTCCATCTGATGGGGGATTTCGGCCCGGAGGCATCGCACATCAGTTGGATGAAGAACAAACTCGACGAGGGTTGGGTGTGGGGGCCGGTCAAGAATGTGGAGAAAAAACACCACCCTTGTATTGTCCCGTTTTCCATGCTTCCGAAGGAACAGCAGGCGAAGGATTTCATTTTCCGAGCCGTGGTCCATGCCCTCCGCTGAAAAACCCTGGTGGGACACCAACCCCAGTAAAGGTCCAGCTGCAAAAGCTGAGCTCGAGACCAAGGTCGAACAACGGTTCGTTCGAGCTGCTCGGAAGCGGGGGTGGAAGTGTCGCAAGCTGAACGGGGTTGGGGAGCGGGATTGGCATGACCAATTGGTCCTCGCCCACGGTGTAATCTGTCTGATAGAATTCAAGCGGCCAGATGGTAAGAGTAAGCTGAGTCCGGGGCAGGAAGTACACCACGACGAGACCATTGCACTCGGGCTCGGGGTATTCAGTCTAGTAACAGATTCATCCGAAGAAGCACTTGTATTTGTGGAGCGTCTATGTCAAGCAAGCCTACCCCCGTTCATCCCAAAACACATCCCGGTGCCCGCCCGCTTTCGCCCAAAAGCTACACCCCCCATAAGTACCAAGAAAAGGCGATAGAGTTCCTAGTCTCGCGCTCCAACGCTGGCTTGTTCCTGGCCCCCGGCCTCGGGAAGACTTCGATTACGTTGGCCACCTTCAAGATTCTGAAGAAGTGTGGCTTCGCGGACAAGATGCTGATCATCGCCCCGCTGCGGCCGTGCTACTCGGTCTGGCCGGCGGAAGTGAAGAAGTGGGAACAATTCACCGGGCTGAGTGTTGGGATTCTTCATGGCCCCCACAAGATGAAGGTGTTGAACACCAAGCACGACATCTACGTAATCAACCCCGAAGGGCTGCGTTGGCTGTTCACGACTCTCCGTGCCAATATGCCCTTTGACATGCTGGTAGTGGATGAATCCTCCAAGTTCAAGAACACCAACACGGATCGCTTCAAGACTCTGAAGCCCTACCTGCCGAAGTTCAAGCGGCGAGTGATCCTGACCGGATCCCCGGCCCCGAACTCCTTGCTCGACGTCTTCGGACAGATGTACATCCTCGACCTCGGCAAGACGCTGAGCCCTTACATCTCACATTTCAGGTCTCGGTTCTTCAACAAGCGCACGTTCGAGGTCAAGCACCCAAACCCGACGAAGGCGGCGGATGGAGAAATGCTGACCGTGACAGACTGGTACATCACGCCGGAGAAGGCAACAGTACTGTACGACCACATCGCCCCCAGCGTTCTGCGAATGAGCGCGGAGGACTACCTGGACCTGCCGCCACTCATCTTCAACGACATCTATATCGACCTTCCCCCGAAGGCGAGGCTGATCTACGACCAGTTCGAGTCTGCCATGCGTCTCGACTTCAGGGCTGGAAAGGTCACAGCGGCAAACGCCGCCATCCGCGGAATGAAGGCCCGCCAAATCGCCAATGGTGGTATATTCCTAGACGATTCAGGAAAGGCGTGGGAGGATATTCACTTCGCCAAGGCGGAAGTGGTGCAGGAGCTGTTGGAAGAGCTTGAGGGGTCCCCAGCCCTCATCGCCTATGAATTCCGCCACGATCTCGCGCGGCTGAAGAAGACATTGGGGGAAGCTACACCTCACATCGGTGGGGGTGTGAAGGGTAAGCAGGCGCAAGAGATCATCGATGCCTGGAACCGGGGGGACCTACCGGGGCTGCTCGGCCAGCCAGACTCAATGGCCCATGGTCTGAATATGCAAGAATCTGGCGACACTGTCATCTTCCACTCGCTGATCTGGAATTTTGAGTACTACGATCAATTCATCAAGCGAGTCTATCGCCAAGGAAAGACGCGCCCGGTAACAGTACATCGCATCATCGCCCGAGACACGGCGGACGAAGCTGTCATAGCAGGGCTGTCGCGGAAGGATGCGAATCAGGGCTCGCTCTTCGATGCAATCGTTCAATACTGGCGCTAGTTTCTCGTGAATTGAGTTATAATGAACGTTCTCTCTTAAAGGGGCCAGCCATGTCAAATCATTCTGTTCCAAAGTTTGTAACGAAGTTGGGGTGCTACCGCCGGAAGAAGGGTACTGAGGATTGCCTCGTGGCGCTATCGATCTACGATCGCTGTGAGTATGTCTCGGTAACTGCAACCGGTCCTGTGTTTGCGCACATATGTAACTGGACGCAATTCCACGAGGAGTTCGAGCCTTCCAATTTCGACATAGTGAAAGTCCATGCGATGCTTATGCGTCGCGCGGAACGACAAGGAGCTTCTGCACGTGCGAAGGAGCTTCTCGCAACAACCGATCCCGCACGTATTCCTGAAGGAGAAGTAGAAATGGCAACCATCAAGAAGTCCCCGAAGCCCGCAGCTAAGAAGGCTGCAACGGCAGAGGCCAAAGCTGCACCCGCCAAGAGCACCAAGAAAACTGCCCCCGCCCCCGTCGAGAAAGCTGGCCCCGGCCGCAAGAGCGCGTTCAACGACAGCATGAAGATCACCGTCCTGGTCAAGGAAAACCCCAAGCGGGCCAAGGCCGCTGAGCGCTTCGCTCTGTACAAGAACGGCATGACCATTGCCGACTACGTCGCCGTCGGCGGCACCCTGGCCGATGTTCGCTGGGACGTTCGCCAAGAGTTCATCTCGGTGAAGTAAGTCGTGAAGATCTATATACCCACCCGTGGGCGTGTAGATCGCCAGATAACCCTCCGCAGCTTGCCTGTCTCGCTGCGGGGGAGGACTTGGCTGGTCGCCCCCAGAGACGAAGTTCTTGCTCTCAAGAAACTTCATAAGAACGTACTCACGCAACCCGACGAAGTCACAACCATCGCCGCCAAGCGGGAGTGGATCGTCAAGCAGCACAAGGGCGACAAGCTCATCATGCTCGATGATGACATGGGCTTTTACGCCAGAGGTCCAAAGGGGTTGATCAAGGAGTACGCGACTGACAAGGTCATTGAAGACCTGTTCCAGTGGGTGGAGGACCAGCTCGATGACTTCGCTCATGTGGGGATTTCCTCGCGGATGGGGAACAACCGCGTCGAGGAAGAGGTCAAGCGCACCTCCCGTATGATGCACGCAATTGCCTTCCACGTCCCGACGATGAAGCGCGTAGTTCAATTCAACCGAGTTGCGATGCGCGAAGACTTTGACTATACGCTGCAGCTGCTGAAGGCCGGCTACGACAACATCGTGAAGTACGATGTGTGCGTCGCTCCCGGTAGCTACGGGGCGAAGGGTGGCTGCGCCGACGAGCGAACCGTGAAGAAGTCGGATGAAGAAGCGGAGAAGCTTGCAGCCCTGCATCCCGGACTCGTGAAAGTTGTACAGAAGGATTATCTCGGAGTTCCTCGGAAGGAGGTTGTTGTACAATGGAAAAAAGCACTCGGACACAGCCCCTTAATCTCAAACACCGCTGCAACTCGCAAAAAGAAATAGACGCAGCGCTGGAGCAGGGCTTCGACGGGGTTGAGATCGACTTGATCTGGCACGGGGGCTCGTTAAGTCTAGCCCACAAGCACGGTTCGCGAATGGGGCCAAATCTTGAACACATCGACTTCCGCAACTGCGTGGTGGCGGTGAATGTCAAGGAATATGGTATGTGCCAACACCTGAGCCTCCCCACCGCTCGCGACTGGTTTGTGTTCGATGTCCCCGGCCCCGAGCTCGCCCTTTACTGCGCGGCAGGAGTTCGGGTCTTCGGGCGGTACTCTCAGTGGGAAGATCAGTGTCGTATGGTGGTAATTCCGGGAACTCTAATCGACGACTTCACCGGAACTTCGGAGGGGCAACTGAAGTTGTACATGAGCCGTCCTCGCCCCATTGCTATGATCTCCAACGAACTTCGTGGCGGGGTTGATTCTCAATTCGCCATCAAGAATGCTGATTATGTGATCCGGAAAAACCTGCCATGACCGTTCTGCTATTTGATGTTGATGGGGTACTGGCTGATACGGAACACTTGCACAGGCAGGCGCTGAAGTTGGCAGCGGCCCGCCATGGGTACGAAGTTCCCGACACCGATGCCCGCACCACGAAGCACAAGCTGCTTGCGGCCGGGGTGCCGCCGGAAACCGTCGAGACTGTGTATGCATGGAAGCGGGCAGAGTACTCGTTGTTGATTGATCGAGAAATTCGCCTGAATCCGGAGCTCATCAGAGTTCTGTACACCCTCTACGGTAAAGGCTACCGCATGGCGGCATGTACCAACTCCAACGAGAAGTCTACCCGCCACCTGCTGAACAATCTTGGGGTCTATGGAGTGTTCTCCACTGTCGTAGCCTCGAACCATGTGGAAAACGGGAAGCCCGCCCCCGACATCTACCTCGCTGCGCTTACGCAGCTCTCAGCCCTACCTTCGGAGGCGGTCGCCTTTGAAGATTCTGATGTCGGAGTTGAAGCTGCTGCAAGGGCAGGAATTCCGCACATCGTTCGCTGTACAACTGCATCTCTCTTGAAGGAGCTAGAACCATGGTTGTCGTAATTCCTGCGGCGGGAGAAGGGTCCCGCTTTGCCAATGCTGGCTATGAATCGCCGAAGCCGTTGATCGAAGCGCGAGGCGTTCCGATGATCAGCCGCGTCGCGAGAATGTTCCCCGCCGAGCGACGTATCGTGGTGTGCCAGAAAGCCTACGAGAAGGAAATTCAGGCAGCGTCTGAGAGCGAGGTCATCCCGATCACGAAGCTGACGGAAGGTGCTGCGCTCTCCGTGCTTTGCGCTGAGGCGCTGGTGGGGGATGACACCCCCGTCGTCGTTGTTAATTCTGACAACATCATTCTGGGCGATGACGTACCGAAGTTCCTGAATTACGCAGAGCGTGAAGGGGTGGATGGCTCCATCCTGACCTTCAAGGTCGACTCCGGGCCTTGGAGCTACGCACGAGTTCGCGGCGAGCGAGTGGTTCAGGTGGCTGAGAAGACCCCCATCTCCGACAACGCTACGGCGGGGGTGTACTACTTCAAGTCCTGGCGAATCCTCCGCACCGCCGTCTGCCGTATGATCGCCGCCAACGACCGCTTCAACGGCGAGTTCTACCTGGCCCCCGCCTATAATTACATGATCGGGGCAGGGATGACCGTGTCGAACTTCACGACACTGAAGCAGAACTTCGTCAGTCTCGGCACCCCCGAAGACTTGGAGAGATTTAATGCCCTCGCTTGAAGACCAATTCTGGGCGCAGATAAATGAGCGACACTCGATCTACCTGAAGAAGGAAGCCGGAGCTCCGAAACCTTGGACCGACGACCCGATCATGCAGCAGTACAAATTCACCAACGTCTTCCGCGAGTTGGATCGCACTACGATCTTCGTGCGGGAGAACATTCGCGAGCCACTTGGGGACGAGCCCGAACTGCTACTGTTCAACGTTGCGCTGTTCCGTCAAACCGGCGCGGCCGAGGGGTGGCAGGGAATTGTTCGGCGCTGGAGTGCAGCTGGACAAGCGTTGAAGTATGTAGAGGCGCAGGAGAAAGGGACCAAGGTCTTCACGGGAGCCTACATGGTCACCGGAATGTTCCCCGGCGCGAAGGGTAACAACAAGGTCGTGAGCCTCTTCAAGTACGCCCTGCAGCCCGTGTGGGAAAACCGGCGACGCTTGGCCGCGCTATGTGACCGAGCGCGCTCCATGGAGGCCCTCACGAGAGCCCTGGGAGAGTTTATGGGGTGGAAGGGGAACCGTTTTATGGCGTACGAGGTAGCCTGCGACCTTCTCTATACTCCGCTACTGAGTGGCGCGATCGACCAATTCACATGGGCCAACCCCGGTCCCGGAGCGCAGCGCGGACTCTCCCGGCTGTATGGTGGCGAAATCAACATGGGGCGAGGCGCAGGGAGCCGAGGCCGAGACACCTGCATCAAGGAGATGCAAGGGCTGTTGAAGCAAGCCCCCAAGAAGCTCGGGAGACACATTCTCAAGGATCCAAGTGGAGAAGTCGACATGCGATTCATCGAGAATGCGCTTTGCGAGTTCGACAAATACCAACGGACCCAGCTCGGACAGGGTCGCCCAAGGAGCAAGTACAATGGAACTTAAAGTCAGGAATGTCAATCAGGCAGTCAGCGAGGGGTTGTGGGCGCTGAAGGCTTGCGGGGTGAAAGAGACCTCCCGCAACGGCGAAGTCATTGTCTTCCCGGAACCGGTCATGACCTCCTACTCACACCCCACGGAGCGCGTCCTCTTCTGGCCGGAGCGCGACGCCAACCCGATCTTCCATTTGATGGAGCCGATCTGGATGTTGGCCGGGCGCGACGACGTGAGCTTCGTGGAGTACTTCAACTCACGCATGCGCAACTTCTCCGACAACGGCAGCACGCTGAATGGGGCGTATGGCCATCGCTGGCGCAGACGGTTCGGGTTTGACCAGTTGGTGGGGTTGATCCGGCATATGAAGCAAGACCCCACCAGCCGACGCGCTGTGCTGTCCATGTGGGGGCCGAACCAGGACCTGGACCATCTTGGATCGAAGGACGTCTGCTGCAATACTCACGCCTACTTCGAAATCCGAGAAGGTAGGATGAACATGACGGTGCTTTGCCGCTCCAACGACCTCGTCTGGGGGGCATACGGGGCCAATGCGGTGCACTTCAGCTTCCTACTCGAGTTCATGGCCTCCGCACTCGGAGTTCCGGTCGGGGTGTATCGACAATTTTCTCACAACCTACATCTGTACACCGAGCTCTACGATTTCAAGAAGTACCTTGACGTACCTCCGAGTTCGCGAACATTCGACTACTATTCGCAGGGAGTGAAGCCCATTCCCATCATGGACAACTGTGATTGGGGCGGCTTCTTGCGGGATTGTGAGCGATTCTGCTGCGACCCTTTCACGGAGCCGGAGGGGTATCGCCACTCGTTCTTCGAGAATGTGGCATGGCCCATGGCGATGGTCACTAAGGAGCGTAAGGAGAAGAAGGGCGATGGCTACAACATCGCACAGGAAATATTGGCGGAAGACTGGCGTCTCGCCACCCTCGAATGGATACAAAGGAGAGAAAATGCGAAACAGAATTGAGTTCTTCTTGGATGGCGCTGAAACGGAGCGCTACCACACTATCCGCACACTTCAGCGGGAGACCGTTGGGCATCACTCGCATGGTGTGGCGATGTTCGTAGTGCTGATGGGTGGAGGTGAGGAGGTGTTGCGTGCAGCGCTGTACCATGATCTGGCCGAGCACATATTGGGGGACATCCCCTCCCCGGCTAAGAAGAAGTATGGAATCGGTGAGCAGGTCAACGAATTGGAAGACCAGCTGCTGAAAAGTGTAGGGTTTGGGATCGCGCTCGGAGATCGTTCCAAGCGAATCCTGAAGTTCGCCGACATCTTCCAGGGAATGTCGTTCTGTACTCGGGAAGTGAAAATGGGAAACACGAAGCTGGCTTCTGTGTTTTACCGCTACAAGACCTACGCCGAAGAGCTGATGCCCTGCGGAGTAGAACGTGAAATTTTCGATGCACTACTGGAGACATGGAATGAGCGCTAATGATCGGCAAGTTGGGGGGTCGCACTATCAGCAGGAAGGTGCTCCGCAGCATTGGGATGTCGTACGGCTTCTTGGCTGGGATTACTACCTCGGTGCGGCTACTAAGTACCTGTGGCGGTTGGGTAAGAAAGGTGGTCCACACAAAGCTGTCGAGGACATCAGCAAGGCCATCCACTTCCTGGAAAAGAAGCGCGAGATCATGGAAGAGGAGCTGGCGGCTGGGGATCCCACACGGAATTACGTAGATCAGGGGTAACTGCGCTTTACTTATCTCGCGGAATGAGGTATACTGAAATCTCTCAGTGAATAAGGAACTTCGAAATGAAGCGCACTACCTACCGCCAACCTGTCCAGCGCTGCCAGGCTGTAACCCAGAAAAAGAAGCAGTGTGCCCGCGACGCCGTTGTCATGCACAAGGGGCTCGGGTACTGCGACCGACATTACGAAGCTGAACTGGCGAAGGGGAAGAAATGAAGACCCCCCGCTCCACTGCTTTGGCGGAGAGACTTATTGTTTGGCTCTGCGTTCTCGGGTTCATCGGATTTCTGAGCTACGAGCTCGGGCGCTACGTAGAGTACAAGCAGTGCCCCGCCCCCGTGACCAAACAGGGAATCCGGAAGCTTAACGTGCACGACATGACCAAGCAGTCGCAGCGTGCTTGGGCCAAGTACCTGGCGGTGCGAGGATGAAACTATTCTACCGCTACTGGTACGGCTTCGAAATGGCGATGGCCTACCTTGCAGGGAACATGGGCGACACTCTGTCGATGCTCAACCACGAGCGCATGGCCGATGTCGTATGGGGAAAATGGTTTAGGGAGGGGCTGTGATGACCATCAAGTATAAGTGCAAGTACTGCCATATTGTTCTGACAACGAAGTACGGAGCGGCGACGCACCGATGCTCTACGATGCCGAATTTGCCCGTAGACACCGCAACACCCCCCAATGCTTTTACTACCTTCACGGATACAACAATATTCTCCAGCACGGCTTCGTCGGACAGCTTCTCCGGCGGCGGTGGTGACTTCGGTGGTGGCGGTGCGAGCGGAGGGTTCGACTGATGACCGACGAAATCACCACCCTGCGCGAGCAGGTAGCCGCACTTATCGAGGAAAGACACAAGAGCGCGGAGCAGTACGTCGCTCGGCTGAATCAAATCGACGTGCTGACGAAGGAGCGTGACTGTGCCTACCAAGGAAGCGAGGCACAAACACAAGAACAACTCGCCGCCGCGCAAGCCA